ACATCAAACTTGTAAGGCTCCAGAGCGGTAAGGAATGCGCTATAATCTGAAGTCCCTACAGTGGGGTTAACACCGCCTGTGAGGGCTGTGCCTGCTGTTGTTGTGATTGTGGTTCCTGTGCCTGTGAACTCTACCCAGTCATTAGCTACGAGATCATCAAGATCTGCTACGTTCTGGGTGTCCACGATAGAACCATCAATCGAAGTAGAGATATCATATCCGCTTACTGCGTTAGCCGCGATGATGATTGTGATATCGTTACCACGCGCGCCTGTGTACTTTGCGGTTACTGTCAGCGCTCCGACTGTTGCCGTAGCTGCCACACCGCTTGTGCCTGCGGGACGATAGATAAGAATTTTGATAGGGCCATTAGTCTGTGATGATCCCTTTGTCATCTCTCTGAGGAACATAGCCTCTGCGCTGGTCAGATCACTTCCGATTATGGGAGTGGGGTCTGTACCGGGAGTGTACTCAGAGATAACGCCTGTGGGGCCGAATGAGAGTGGCTCGCAAATAGCGACAACACCCTTCTGTCCGATGCTTGCAGTAACATCACCACGAGATCTTGTGTTGATGTAAACACCGGGGATGATCTTATTCTGGCTTGTCCAGATTCCACCTGCCATCTTTTTTACTCCTTTCCTTTCGAGGGTTTAAGCACCTTATTGAGTGCCGCCTTCGCCTCTTCTACTGTGTACTCATCTTTCGTGAGGATCGCCCCCACAAAATCTATCTGATACCCTTCCAGAACGCCGCTTTTGATAAGGCTCTGGGTAGGAATCTTCTTTTCATCCTTTTCTTTTGATTTCATAAGTTAAATCCTCCAAGTGTAGAAGCAAAGGCTCGTTTACATCTACATAAGTCCTCGTTTTTATTGTTATTTGATAGTGAAGATCCATCTCCTCAAGATGATAATGACGATCCAGCGCCCTTAAAAGACAGGTCTCTTCGTCATCTGAATACTCGAACGTGTCAAGGTTTTCATCTAAGAAGTCAATCACTGTAAATATCTGATCTGTGGCGTTTGTGATGTTTGGTTCCTGAAGGAATACAATATCGAGTGATACGGAATTGAGGTATCTACCCGACAACTGCCCTTGTATATCGGAAGGCATGAGGGATATAAAAAAACAAGGCGTTTCAACGCCCTGCTGTGTCTGGCTTGCGTATATAGGGTACTCAAGCGGACTTAATGCCCCTGCTATGCTCTCTATGAGGTTAGATAAGGTGTAATTCATTGAAATGCCTCTCTTACTCTCTTATCAAGTTCTGTCCTGACAACGGTTTTGTACTTTGCTATGCCTGCCTCTTTCATGTAAAGGCCGGGGACGTAAGTAGTCTTAACACCAACCGTAAGGCCTGTGTCTGATCCGGCGGGTGCCTTCTGAAGCGTACCACCGTCAACTGTAAGCCCCGGTACAAAGTGCTTATCTACTCTGTGTCCATCGTTTACATAAGACGCATAAGACATGGCATTACAAAGGATTGTCTTGCCGTTTCTGGGCGTTGTATGGCTGTTCTGTGTCCAGTGTTGCGATAACTGTCCTGTTGTAGTTTTCGCACCTCTGGCGTTGCCATCGTTGGGAGGCGTTTTCTCTGTTGCAGCATCTACCGCCGCGATTGTCGCGCCCTCTGCCACCTCATTGATGATTTTGGGTACGTCTTGCCCCGCTTTCCTCAGCTCGTTTAATCTCTTACGCATCTGCGCCCCGAATGAAGACATTAGACCACCTCATCTGTAAGTAAGCCTACCTCCATATGTTTAAGGCCATTAAACATCCCGCCAACAGGCTCGAAGTATTGAACAACATCTCCTGCTAGATACCGAACTGAGGATGATCCTCCCACGTATGCTCCGCGGGTAACCATCAACTCATCTCCGCTCACAATATCACTTCCAAGCGCCAGCGCTATCTTCTCAGTAGACCTCAAGTTAGCCTGCCTGTCTGTAGTCACCGGACCGCCCTTCTGTGAACTGTAGACCCTGCAAGGGTATTCATGTACTTTCTTTCTTGTTGGTTTTGTGATGTTCTTTGACTTTGACATCGTAGTACGATAGACCTCTACTTTGTCCGTATACCATCCATCAAACATAATCTACACCACGTAGGTACCAGCGATACCTAAGGATCTTGCCATTGTAACCAACTGAGAGCCGTACTGTGTAGCGTTCCAAGTACCCCACTTCTCTGTACCCTTTGTGATAGCAGAGTTGTCATAGGAGACTGAAGTATCTCCCATTGTGGCGCTCTTTACTACACCTGTCATATCGGCTCCGCTTGCCGCATCTATAGGGGAAGCCGATGACCCCTTATAGGTCTTCAGGTATAAGGCGCAATAATGCGCCGTGAAAAGCCCTGCAGCGTATCTCCATGACTTTCCCCAGTGTGAGGGAAGGACAGAGTCGTTTGCCATGTCGATAAATTGACTCAGCATAGAATCTGGTAGGAAACTCCCTCCCTGATCATCTGTAAACTGCGGAAAATCCTCATAGAACATATCAGGGGTATAGTTCCCCTGCTCTCCTATAGATAGCCCGGATGCAATTTTCTTTTTGCCCTCGAACAAAGGGATCATCGGATTGCCAAACATTATTTTTCCTCTTTAGCCTTTGCGGCCTTTTTGACCTTTGCTTTTCCTTCTGATACTGCTGTCTCAACAGCCTTATCAGTATGAGACTGTGAACATACGATAGAACCATCTTTGATGGCTGCTTGTATGATCCACTGCTCTGCTACGTCCTCGGGGATATCGCCTACAAATCCATTAGGAATAAGAAGGACGGAACCATCCGCCCTCCTTATCTTGAATCTCCTATTCGCTGCTATGAACATAAGGCACCTCCTACTTAAATACCGTCAACGTATGCGATTGTCTGTGAGTAGAAGATCTCTACCTCAGAAACATTAGCCGCATAAGCGGTATCGTAGCAGAAGTCTGCAGTGTTGGGTGATGTCATTGCTCTGGTAAGAGGTACAAGCTCATCCATAGCAACATATCTTTCCTTGTTGCAGTAAACAACCATACGGTCACTTGAACCAGTACCAGCGCCCTTGCACCATGCAGTAGCACCGATAAACAGATCAGAGCCGTTTGCTGTTGCTACGTTGTTCTCAAGCAGGAATGTGAGGATTGTCTTCTCAGCAAGGTTGGAAACCTTTGTTGTAGCAAGGTAGTTGAACTGCTCATAAGGCATGATGATGTGGTTAGGAACCGCATCAAGATCATACTCGGAAGCCTCCCAAGCATCAAGGATTGCAGTGTTGATGTCTGCAAGGATCTCATCAGGAGTCTTTGTCTTGAATGTTGTTGTACCGCCTGCGCCTGTTGCAGCAGTTGTGGCGGTTACCTCTGCGCTGTTGATAAGACCTGTGGTGCCATAGTCGGTGAAACCAACATAAGCGTTCTGATCAAGGTGCTTATCGTATGCAAGTCTCAGGCCATCACGAAGAAGTGTGTCCATGTTGCGGCCGGTAAGGTTGCCTCTCTGCATATCTACCCACATTACACGAGTACCAGCGCTGATAAGGTGGGTCTTGAAGATTCCCTTATCAAAGTTAGCCTGTACCATGGGGATTCCATTAGCGCCTGCAGCGTGTCCAAGGTTGCCGGAGCCACCTGTTACGCCGTAGTTAACGGACATAGCGGAAACGTACTCATCCCAGCCACCGCCTACGCGGATAGGAAGGTCACGTCCGTATGTGAATGATGTAAGGGGAGTCCTTACAAGTGTGTCTCTCTTCTCAAGCTCGGAAACAAGGAAAGCCTGACCTGAAGCGATGCCTGCAGCATCCATTGTCATAGCGCCGCCCTTGCCCAGAGTGTTTGTGTCAAGAGTAGTTGTACCTACGTTCTGAAAACTCATCTTTATACCTCCTTACGCATTGATCTGAGAAAGGATTGAAAGCTCTGCGATTCCGTTTCCGTCTGCAGTGCCTCTCCACTTCGCATTGGTCAACTTAACTGTCTTTGTGCTGTCTGCTGCAGCCTCGAAGCCACCTACAACAGCAGTAGGGTATGAAGCGTTAGCCTCAACACGAACGTAAACATCGCCGTTGAGTGCGGGTGTACCCTTCTGGCAAGCTACGTTTACGCGGCCCCTCTTCAGGATAGATGCGATCTCGTTGAGATGATACTGTCCCTTCTCGCTGTTGAGATAGTCAACTGCACTCTTAACCTCGCGTGATGCAACACCAACGAAGTTAGCTGCTGTAGTTGAAGCAGTAAGTGTTGAAGCCTTAAGAGCCTCTCCTACTGAAACAACCTTAACGCCGTCATATACAACGGGCTCACCGAAAGCGATGTCGCTTCCTGCGGGATGTGAATCAATGATCATATCGGGCTGGCGGGAGTAAGATCCTGCGAAGCCATTGCTCATTGTCTTACCGATTACCTGACCGTTCATTTACTTATCCTCCTTTTTTGTGTGCGGATTCATATTAGCATAGGCGTTCTGCACCTCATCAAGGCCAGCCGTAGCAGGCTTGCTCTGATAGGATGCCTGAGCGTCCATTACCTTTGCGATATCATCTGTCTTTACGCTTACTGCATTGATAAGCGCATCAGATACAGACTTGCGAACCTTCTCATCAGTGATCTCTGCCACTGCGGGGCGCATAGCCTTGAGGATGTGAGCCGCTACGGAGTCAGATACGGCCTTGCAACCGTCCATCTCCTCTGCGGGTACGACTTTAGCCTCTTCTCCACCCTTCTCTTCCTCGGGTGCGAGCTTCTCAATGGCCTCATCAATCTCTGCGGTAACCTCTTCTGCTACCTCATCCTCTGACTCTTTAGGCGCTGTGAGTGCCTCCAGCTTTGTAGCAAGGTCATCAACCTTAGCTGTGAGCGCTGCAACAGGATCTTCGTCTGTTGACTCTTCCTTTGCAGGCTCTTCCTTAGCAGGCTCGTCCGCGTCCATAAGAGGTGCAACGTCCATAGCCAGCTGTGTAAGCTCCTCGTCATTTTTGCCATTGGCAGCCATGCCGAAGAGCTTCATGAATGTTGACTGTTTACTCATAGTCGTTTTCCTTTCTGCCTTCTTTGGCTTTGTTATATTTGAGTCCATTATTGCCGCCTTCGAACCTGCCCTACCAAGTTCTACGACAGCAACATGGTTGCCTCTGATGTTAGACTGGGAATAAGTGCCATCGCCGTTATCGGTGTAGTCGCACTCATAGCCACATGAGACCTGACGCTTACCGTCCTTTATGGCGCGGATAAGTTCACCGTCATGGATATGTAAGTCCCCTATCACGTAGCCTTCCCACTCTCCTGTGCCTTTACGCACATTTTGGATATGTCCCTTTTCGTATGACGCTACCGACTCAGGGTCTAAAAGAACAGGCGGGTGATCATTCGTAACAGGCTTGCCTTCAAACGAGGCAAGCGCCGCCTCGGAAAAGACCTCTTCCGCAGGGCGGTTTACCTTGACCACATCTGTAGTGTTAAGCCCTATCTCTGTGCCTATATAGTCCTGTGTGCCTGTTCGCGCTATCGGGACATTTCTGCAAATCAAAAAGCCCTCTCCAGTCTCGATCTGGTTAGGGCTTATCGTATAGCCGTAATAACTAATCATGTTGTCACCTCGTTAAATAGTTCTTTATCGAGTTTAGCCGCCTTGATACTGAAGGACCTGAACTTACTCTCAAGGCTCTTATAAACATCATCACCAGCCCGCTTGTGCTTGATGAAGTCATCCCAGCCGGGACACTCGTTTCCAAGGACAGCCTTGTATCGCTTCCACTGATGCGTGTCGTTTACGAGCTTCTGCCTATCTCGCATCTTCTTCTGGTATGCCTCGCGCTGTTTCTTTGTGCGCGGGTCATGCGTTATAGGGTTCTTCTCGAATGATGAGAAGTCCTTGTCCTTCTGGATCTGCTTTTCGCTCTTACCTATTGTGGTATAGCGAATTAGTGAGTGGAGGCAAGACGGATGCAAGTTTAGGTATGTATTGTCCAGTGTGTTAGGCCCCTCGGGATCAATCTTCCCGAACGCACTCGCAAGGGGAGGATAGTCTGGGTTGGTTCCACTCTTTGAATAGACCCTTCCCTCATATACCGCACACACCGGGCACGTAGTTCCTATCTTTACAATCTGCCATAGATCGTAGTCGTCTTCAGTAAGGATGGATGCAACCGCCGCCTGCTTTGCCGTTGTCCTGACTGCCATATTGCAATAATCTGTCAGCGACCACTTACGGCCTGCCTTATCAACGAACCCTGTGATCCCTTTGCCCATCAGTTCAGCGGTCATCTGCTTTTGGGCCATTGTCCATGAGGCTCCTATGGCTTCCTGTGATGCCACCGCCTCGAGTGCAGCGCTTCGAAGCGTCTGACCTTCCAAGCGTCCGACAGTGAGATACTCTCTCGCGCTGTTATAAGCCGTTTCCGAGACTTCTAACACTTCACCCAGTAAATTGTTCACCAGCGTCTGAACTACGGCTGTTTGGGTGGCTGTGAGCGCTCTCGCGTTAGCATACCCAGCCGCGTTCTTTTCACCCTGACCATGGAAGATTGTCTCTACCATGATAGGCGCATAAGTAAAGGTATCATCCTGCATCTTTGTTAAGATGGCCTGCACTCTCTCAAGGGAGGCCACCTCTGCATAGTCCACATATCCGAGTGAGCGCTTGCGTGTGATCTCCGCTACGATCTTGCGCTCCGCATCCAAATATATCTTTTGCATCCGCCTTACGGCTTCCTCTTCCTGTGGACTCTTTAATATCATACGATACCTGCCATCGGATCATTCATCATTCTTGTGCCGGAGTAGGTTATCCCCCTGCCTTCTTCTGCCTGTTCGTCTGTTATCTTGTCGAACACACCCTCGATATCAATAAGTTCTTTATCGGCTGTCTCTTTGTCGATAAGGTCATTCTGGTAAGCCGCGATAACTGTGTTGGCCTTGATGGCTCCTGTCTCCGCAACCGCTTTTTCATCAGGTGATTGCATTGAAGGGAATATGATCTCAAGATCATCCGGCAACTTGCCCCAGCATGACAATGCCATAATGGGGACCAGTTTATCCAGTATAGCCCTAAGGGATGTCTCCCTCAGACCGTCTATGTAGTCATAGTAATTTGCAAGGTCGGACTCTCCTGTGGAATTCATACCAGCCGGTGAACGTCCGAAGAGTTTAGTAACAGGTGTCCTTGCCGCGCCTGCTACGTCCATCATGATTCTATCGTACACATCTCCCAAGCCTGCGAAGGTATAGGACTCATTGTGTACTGAATCACCCTTGTTGATAAGGGATATTCCCTGTGATGAGCGGACAATGCTCATGGCCTGCATCTGATTCCAGAAGCGCCTTTGCATTTCCGTGTTGCCTATTCCCAGTAATTGGTCAAGGCCCTCAACCTCTCTGTATTCTATCTGGGCTTTATATGTCAGGGCTGTGATGTTGGCAGCCACATTGTCTCTACGAACGATCTCATTGTAGATAGCCTCGATCTCTGACTCTCCCCAGTACAGTTCCGCAACCTGCTCAAGCCATGGAAGCTCACGCCCGATGAACCTTATCACTCTTGAGTGGTGTACGTTTATCTCGAAGGTATCTCGCACGTCTCTGATGGTGTAATAGTCGGGAAGTCCAAAGTCGGGATCTTCCGGGTCGGTCACTAGATCGCCCTGAGGGAATACGCCTGACCATCTGTCAAGGATTCGAAGCCCCAAGAATGAACCGGGCATAACAGCGTCCATATCGAGAGGTTTGGAAAGGTCTTCCTGTCCCTTGATAAGAATCAGCCCGACTGCTCCGCCGTAGAGTCTTCCCCAGCACAAACCGTCAAGGAGTTTTTTCTTGATCTGGGTCTTTCGCTCCAACCTCGTAAACTCATTGAGATAGTTCTGGTCTACTGTGGTCGAAAGCTCAAACCATTTCCGCACCATGTCTGTAGGAATGATTGAGACTATGTTCTGCACGATCCAGTTATCCCGGTACATAGAAGTCAGAAGCTGGTAGTTCTGGCTCATCCGTGTTAAGGGGTAGTCTGTACCTTGTGTCAGGTCGAATGTCCCAAAGCCCAACCTTGCGGCGGGGTTTGAAAACGCATCTAAAGTTTTTCTTTTATGCTTTCTTGTTCTGCTTCCCATATCTAAACCTTTCGCCACGAAGGCAGGTTATTACAGCGATACCGTAGACCATCGGGCCCGTGATCCTGCTCTTTGACTGGTTTGTCCTCTCCGTGTGCTGCAGCCTTGTCATCCCATACATAAGAGTGAAGCTCATCTATTAGGCCTTTGCATCTCTCATGTACCATGATCTTTTTCTTTGCGAACATGGTATTCATTACCCTGATACCATCCAAAACATTATTGTCCGCTCCGATAACTTGATACCCTCTTCCCTTCAGTTCTGTTATGAAGGACGCTGCGGAAGGGTCAACGATTATCGAACATATAAGTTCGGGATCACTCCCCATAAATGCCGCCATGTCATCCGCGTATTGAGAGTCGGTTTTCTGTGGCTGGCCTGTCTGTTTTGCCTCAAGGCTCCGGGAGTCCCATCTGTATTCATTATCAACCCATATCGTGTCCCCATCATCGTAGGTGTCGAGATACACGCAAGGGTTTGTTGTACCATAGTCTGATGAGATCATTCTTATCGAGGTACTGTATAATGCAGCAGGCCTTGTCTCATCCGTGTATATATTTGCATCAGTGAACGTAGGGAAGATTAAGCCCTCAGCCCGCGTCCACTTGCCCATTACTAATCTGTCGTAGTATACAGTTCCCTTGTACTCCTTGCAGAGGTTCTCAACAAAGTCCTCAGGGAGATAGGGGTTATCGAATAAGGTGTACTCCTGAAGATATATATCCGCATCGGAGTCTATAAACCTCTTAAGCCAGTGCGTAGGGTTCTCCGGGTTAAGGGAACCATCGAAGCATGAGTAAGGCTTATCCAAACGTGACTTAACCATCTCAAATACTTCTTCATTCCACTTTGCAACCTCATCACCATAACAATACTTGAATGAGGCACCCTGTACCTTTGCCACCTGTGAGATCTTCTCTGCTCCGAGGCAGTAGACCTTATCTCCAAAGAGTGTAGCGATGTTCTCACTGTTTATGGTTCCCACTCTCTTAAAGCCGTATATCTCTCGCATCGGCTGGAGTACGTTTCTCTCTATGGTGGATTTTGATACCCCGAGGATGACATTGAGTCC